GTTGGTTACACCAACTGCACGTAAGCCAGCATCTGGTGCTGTGGTTTCTTCAGCACTTTGATTTTCTTCATTCCACATTTCTTCATTGTCTTGCATTTCTTCTTCGCTGAGATCAAGATAGCGTTTAAGCAAGAAACGTTTTGAAAGATATGGTGTGGGTTCAAGACTTGTAAATGCCTGTATGCGAGTAGCATCAATCTCAGCTTGGCGATACTTAGCAAAGTTTTGTGGTTCATTAAATCTTAATTCAAACACGCTGCCGTCGATATTAATACCACGCCAACGCATGAACATCTTAAACTCTTGATCTAATTTATCAACGATTAAGTTTTGTAAACGTTTGCAATATTGATTAAATCGCCACTCTTGGATCAATGCTGTGGTTGAACGGCCATCACTGTATCCACGTTCGCTTTCATCATCTCCTGTTGGTAAGTAGCTACTTGGAATACGTAGACCACGGAACATCTTATTAGTAAAGAAACGTAGATCGGTGATCTCACCAAGATTTTGTCCACCTGGGAATACATCTACGCTAGAACCACGTCCGTCTGCTGTTACAGGAAAGAAATAGTCTTCATTGGTGCTTAATGGATTATATGTAGCATCCATCATATTACTACCACCACCAGTTTGTGTGGGAATACGACGTTGATGGATTTCATTTTTGATACGATCAACAAAGGCCATGGCCATATGACTTGGCATATTACCTACGTCAATTTTAAACACACGACGTTCCGGAGCACGTTGTATGCGATAGATTAAGATAGCATCTTCAAGTAATTCTTTTTGTTTGAATACTTTGAAAATACTTTCAAGGATACTATTACCAAAGGGCCAATTAACGTCTAGGCCCTCTGTTAGACTTATATGTACTACATGTTCTGCATCAATTGGTGCTTCGTTTTGTGCATGACTAAAACGTGTGCCGCCACTGTAAGGAGTATTTGGTTGCACGTAACTGCCGCTTGGTCCACCTACCTGTGGGTGATTGATAAATGTATCACTGGCTGATATACTGGTCGCTGTTAGATTTTTAAAATTGATATTGATATCTTTGATCAGATATTGTTCTGGCTCTTTACCTTCAGCTTCATTGACAATAACTTTAACTACCTTGTACATCTCTGTCCAATATAATTCAAACGTTTCTGGATCACGTAGGAATACTTGATCACCGTATTTTAATACGTTGCGGACTAATTTGAATAGACGTTTGTTAAATTTGTTTAGGCTACACCATTGATTAAGTTGATCTTTAAGGATCTTAATTTCATTATCAGTTGGTTTTTCTTTAAAGAATAAATCAAAACCTGTACCATTTTCTAAATTACTCTGTGTACAGAAGTCAGCGATGATGTCTAAGGCCGCATTAACTTCACTGTCCATGTCCATCTGTTCATATTGGTTGTAGCGTTCTGTACGATTTGGATGACCGATATAGACTTCTGGTAGTTTGCTGGCAAAGTTACGATAGCCCGGATCTACTGCATTGGTGCGTCCACTGATAGGACTCATCGATCCACTGGATTCTGGATTTGCTGCTTTGAAGTATTTTTTCCAACCTGCCATAATATGATCTCTTTAAGTTTACAGTATTTATCGACTTAAACAGTGTTCATCGCAATTTGTGATGTTAGGCTATTGTTGTTTTGCATGGCCCTGAGTATTTCGGCTAGGATGCCGCTTTGTTGATTTACTGCGGCTGTGATACTGCTACTGTCCATGCTTACCGGAATACTACGATTGTCTGGTAATGGTACTACTGCTTCAGTGCCATGCAGGATTTCTGAATACCCGCTGACTGGTCCGGTGCTGATACCACCTAGAGCTTTGCCTTTTTGGATCACCGGTGTGACTGGTGTTGCGGCCGCACCAACCGTATTAAAGAACTGCTCAAAGAATCCAACTTTTTCACCTGTTGGAGTTTTTCCTGTGGTGGCTATGCTCATCATGTTTTCAGTTGATGTAGGGCCTCCGGCGGTCGCGGCAGGTTTACCATAAATGCTTTCAACTATTTTCTGTATACCTTTGAGCATCACTCCTGTTACATCTGCATATTGACTGAGCAATGGCAATAGTTTATCTTCTAAAGCCACTGCTAGTTTTTGAGCAGCAGTGCTGGCTGTTATAAATCCTTCTGTGAGTTCATTTGTTGGAACTTTAGCACCTTGTATTTCATCTTCAACTGATGCAAATGTTCCTGTAGCTATTTTTTGTGCTCTTTGGAATGCAGCCAATCTGTCTTGTTGTATAGCATTTATTTTTGCATCACCTGTGGCAAAAGCCGCTATATTCATCGCGGCATTATTTTGGAATTGAGCTATAGTAGATTGTGAATATCTACCTTGTATTTCTGCTACGCTTCTAGTATCTAATGCACCTTGTAGGAATTTCAGATAGATTTCTCTACCCATAGCGGCACTTTCACTATTAGTAGCTTCCATGATAGCCGCTTCTTCATTTAACACTGCTCCATGGAATACCACTCGATCACGCAGAGCTTTCTTTTCAAGCTCGGTCATAGTAGCCATAGCCGCATCAATCTGTGCGGCTTGCTTTGGACCCATCTTGGCTAGTTCTGCTTGGAAGGCTGCGATGTTATTTTGTTCTTGAACCTGCTGTATTTTGGCTTTGGCATCTTCACCAGTTAGCGCACTTATCAATCTTAGATTTTCTGCATACTTCTGTGTTTCTCTCGCTAAGGTAGCGGTATCAAAGCTCTGTCCAGTACGGCGTATATTAGCCATCACTGTGGCTGTTAATTCTGCTTGCTCTTCGAATCCAAATCCTAGGCGTTGTAACTGCTTGCGGATATATCCATTATTAGCATCAAATATTTTTCCTACCTGCCCAACCTTACGAGCACCTTCTGCTACACCCATTCCAGAAAATGCTAGATCGCTGGACTGCTTGCTGATCACATTACTAAATTGTTGTAGTGTCAACCCTGCACTTACGCTGGCTTCTCGCATGCCCTGCATACCTGTGGCAAACACAGCGCCTGCGGCATTGGTAGCATTAAATGCCTTTTCAGTTTTAGCTAATTCTTTGCTAAGAACTTCATTAGCAAATTTAAATGCTTTTTCCCCAGATTCACCTACAAACTCAAGTGCAGATCCTGCTAGACTAGCTATTTCAGCTAGTATAGGAGTTTTTGATTTCATACCAAAGCTCGAAACACTTTGACCTAAAAGTCTAACTCCACTGGCAGTAGCTTCAATGGCACTGTTCATTAGATCAGATGATAATTCTGTACCACTTGCTCCCACTTGTAATTGTTTTACAAATCTACCTGTACTTTGTGTTACATTAGTAGTCAGCTCTGTACCAAACTTTTCGGCGGCTTCTTTGATTCGCTGTGTGGCGGCTTCTCTGATCAGCAGTTGTCGTTGTTCTTCTAATAGAGCTTTTTTCTCTTTAGCCGCCGAATCCAACGCTTGATCTGCCAGTTCTTCGATGGCATCGTTTAATTGTTCAAGAGCACGCAGTTGATCAGCATAGCCAGCACGACCTTTTTTGATTTCCTTATTTAGGTCATCAAGAGATTTCTTAAAGGCATCAGCACCCTTTCTAGCAGCATCACCAAAGTTTTTTAACTGGAGATTAGTTATGCCAAATCGTTCACCTAGGGCTTTGAGTGCTTCCTCAAACTCGCGTCTTATTTCTTCATCCATCGAGATTTTCTTTATCCTGTGTTTTTGGTGCTATAAATATAGTATACGATACTACTCTATTATTTATAGGATTTCAAACCATGGATCAAACTACACCAGCAATCGCATCAACTAATCCCCTAGCCAAGCATTTCCGCCAAGCCAGCATCTATTTTAAACTGCCCAGCGGTGGACAATACTGGCCACCAGGCTCATTGGATCTGCCACCAAACAGTGAAATTGGTGTGATGAGCATGACTACCAAAGATGAGATCACGCTGAAAACACCAGATGCTTTACTCAATGGTCAGGGTGTAGTTGATGTTATACATAGCTGTTGCCCTGCTGTCAAAGATGCATGGAATATGCCCAGCATAGATGTTGATGCTGCACTCATAGCCATACGTATCGCCAGCTATGGTAATCAGATGGACTTTAGTGCCAAGTGTCCGCACTGCACACAGACTAATGAGTATGCTATTGATCTAGGCAAGACCTTGACCAGTATCACACCACCAGATTATACTATTCCATTATCAGTAGATGGACTCAAGATAAGTGTGCATCCACAACCGTATTTCAGCATGAACAAGACCAATATGATCGCGTTTGAGGAACAACAGATCATGCGAAGCCTAGCAGGGTTAGAGGACAATCCTGAAGAGGCTAAAGCTAAGTTTGATCTACACATAGCCAAAGTCATAGAGTTGAATATCGCCCTATTGGCCAACAGTACCAAATCGATCGAAACAGAATCGGGCGAATTGGTTACAGATCCTGATCACATCACGGAATTCTACAACAATGCAGACAATAGGATCATCAAGAAAGTACAGGGTTACTTGGCTGAGCTAAATGAAAAAGCCGCTATCAAACCCGTAGATGTTACCTGCTTAACCGAGGAGTGCAAGAAAGAATTCCCAGTGAACATCACCTTTGACTACGCGAGTTTTTTCGCATAAGGCTCTTAACGCTAGATAACGACGCGGTTGCGGCCTTGATAGAAGGCTACGACAAAGAGGTAAGAGCCTATAGAGATGATGCGTTAAGGATGGCCTGGTACATGCGAGGCAGTATATCTTATGAAGATGCTATGCTATTGAGTTTCAATGATCGTGAACTGATCAATAAGATAATCAAAGATAATATAGAAACAACAGAAAAAACCAAGCTGCCTTTCTTCTAGGAAGGTAGTTATCTCAAAGTTACAACCATTAACTACCTGTATTAAACTTTTCCTACGACTCTAAATAGATTACCCATTGCGAAAGCAGTGTTGGTTTTAAAGGAGACTCCAGATAATGGAAATCTTAGCAACAATTAAGAAATGGGCGGGTGCCTTGTCAGATACAGCAGTCAGCGTTATTGCGTTGCTTATCGTGTTAGAAGTATTACTCAAGGGAGCAGCCATCCCATTCCTACCAGCAGTTGACGTTATTGGTAACGTTACTGGAATCGTCAAAGCATTAGGCGGTGAAGGTGTTGTTGGTCTAGTGGCAGTATGGGTACTGTATTCAATTTGGAAGAACAAATAAGTCGTAAGTTCTTTTAGTTGTAAAGCAAGCGTGGATATTCATTTATATTCACGCTTTTTTATTGGCTATTGTCTTAACCCTATTAAGATGTCTGCGACATCTGCATTTCGCTTGCGCTCATGCTTTTTCCTTCTATTCTAATTAACTTTGACTCTTACTATGACTAATGTAAGTTCTTAATGCTTTATCTAGATCCTTCAGTCACAATTTACCTATCCGAGGCAAATTGCAACGATGAACTTTATCTGAGTCCTGTTCGCACACTAACTAAAAGAGATTGTAATCATATACACGGAAGCGGTCAGCCTGTACTCCCTACTCTAGATTTATCTGGCGGTAGCATTCATAGCCATAGTTAGCTAACTATGAATAACTCTTGGGTCGGTTTGTTTCGGAGCCCAAATCATTTGGTTTTTACACCTAATCGATTGCCTTGCCGTCATGTGCTTAGTCTTATCTAAGCGTTCCACGTGCGGTACTTAAACGTAGCACGATCTCCTCATGACACAGTATTAACTGCGATAGTGGCTAATTTATTCTTTTATTACTAGATCTTTTACGGAGCCCTTACCAAGTTTAATCTGGATGATACCGTTGTAATTGTTTTCATTCAACAGCACACCTTCCTTAAATTGATAGTACGCTTCCATGTAATTTGTTTCACCGCGGCTCTTACATAAATGTATGATCTCACGTGTAAACTTGTCTTTTCCTAGTCTAGCCATGTCTTCAACTAGTCTAGCAGATGATCCCCAATAGTCTTTCCAATCGGTTTCAACTGTTTCCCTGCGCTTGTTTTTCTTGCCTTTTAGAGGTGGTCTCTTTTTGATGGTAGTAAAATATTTGCGGCCAATGTAATCATGACCATTTGTGGTATTGGTTATTCTGTAGATAAAGCCATAATAGTTATTGATATCCTCAGACTCAAAAGTTTTACCGAGATAAGTCCAAGGATAATCATATGACATAGAGTTATTTATTTTGCAGCCATTGCATTTTTCTTATCTTGGATTTCTGCACGTCTGGCCTTGGCTAGTTTTGCTAGATCACCAAGTGCACCACGAGCACGTGCCGCTGAAGCTTTGACACCTTTGCCTTCAAATTTTTCTGATTCTGCTACATATAGTTCTACTGCTGCTAAAATATCATCATGAATTGCCATTTTACTTTTCCTTTTTAAAAATTATACTGCTAATCTTGCTTGTTTCCTAGCGATTTCTCTGGAGATCTTTGATTTATCTTTTTTACGTTGTGTTTTATCTAGCATTGCTGTTAATTGTGAAACATTCAATGGACCTAGTCTGGGTTTACCATTACGTGTTAACATGGGATCACCTTTCCGTTTACCTGGGTGTACTCTTGCTGTTGTTCCGCCTGCCATAATATATTCCTTGTTGTTGTGTTATTTACTATTAAAATTGACATACAAAATTATTTCTTCTATGCAGGTGTTTGGGTTGATCATAGTCGCATAATCGATAAATTCTGCTAGATCTTTACAATCAACTCCGTTGCCGGTCCAACTTGGTCTAGATCTACTTAATTCAGTGTCTAGTCTATCTACAGTAATTAGCGTAGTTTTAAACTTAACTAGGTCGTTCTTGAAAGCGGCGGTACATTGCTTACTAGCATGTGCTAGTGCGGCTTTAGCAGTACGATAAGTTTCAAACATAGGTTCTGGACTCACGATAGATTTCTCCGCCACGCTACCAATATTAAAAATATATCCTTGTTTATTGTTGGCTTTCCATGTTTGGTAAACCTCATATAATAAATTAGTTTGTGCAAAATTGGCCCAGGGTTCGTGTGGCGGACCATCAAATGCATTGTTGATGAATATATCAAATTCTAAACTTTGTTCAGCGATCTCTTTTGCTTGTTTAGTGATATCGTAACCTTGTTGTCTTGAAATACTAACAGCATTAAAATGATTAACCAAAGTTAATCCTAGTCCACGATTACCACCTGTTACTAACATTTTCATCTTTTGTTGCCTCCTTGATCCCACACCTTAGATAATTTACTACCACAGGTCATAGCGCACTCGAATATTCTGCCATTGGCTAAATCTTTAGTCCAACTATCAACGATATGCATCCAAAAATCATTAGTAAATATATCTTCCAATGAATTAAAATGTATATCTAAATTGTTGCGACCATATTGTTTAATTAATTCCTGTATTTGATTCTTACCATTTACATTACTTAATTCATTATGTCCGGGTAAGGTATCTGCGTCATGAAATCTCTTATCATATAGATTATGTGTAAAGAAGTTACAAGGCATAACCAGTCCTTCACCTGTAATGGCTACTTTCTTTCCTAACAATGCATCACAACGAATTTCTGTAGAATCAAAGTAGTCTTTTATATTATTGTACTCATTCTTTAATTCTGTCAACCTAATCATTGAACGATTTTTATATTGTGGATTAACTGGTGGTTTCAATGTATATCCAGGTGCAGGCCATGCAGACATTTCTTCTACTAGAGTATGATTAAAGAATCTACCTGTGTTGCGAGGTAAGAATGACTCAAAGCCCATGTCCTTACTTAACTGTTCGGCCTGTTCAACTTGATGTTCATTATGATGAAATACAATATAGTTCCACTGTGCCTTACCGCCTGCTGAGATAAATGATTGAGTGTTAGCTATAACTTTATTCCAACTAACATTGCGTCTATATAAATGATTAGTATCTTCTAATCCATCGATACCAAAATCTATTTTACCATAACCGTTTAGTATAATAGCTAATTCTGCCCACCATTCGGGGCTGCGTATGCCACCATTTGTATGTAAGTATAACCAAACTGTAGGACTCTTTTTTCTAAAATCTCTGAGTATGTCTAAAAAGTCGGGATGTGCAATAGGGTCACCGTAACTACCACAGAAAAACACTTGTCGTAATCTACTAACTAATTCACTAGAAAAAGCACTATCAATGATCTGACGATCTAGATAAACCACAGGCAAATGTGGATTAACTTCCCCACCATTTATATTGCGAGGACACTGCGGGCAAGCGGCATTACAATTAGTTGTAATTTCAATTTGATATTCATCAATGACATTATAATCAAACATTATTAAAATTCAACCTCTCTTTGCCATTGGTTACTGAAACTGGTACCTATGTTATTTTTACCACAAGTAGATTTACAAATTTGATTTGGGGTACTTGAATTCCATGACGATTGCACGCTATCAAAATTCTCAAGTGTAACCGGCTCGCTATTACCCAACCAACAGCAAGGATAAATTTTTCCTTGGGCAGATATATAAACACTTTGATCTTTTATCGCGTGACAATCAATGATGGTGCTATCTACTACAGGATCTTGCCAACCAATTGGTGGCTGCAAGAAATTTACCGGATAACGATTAAATCTTCTGCTGACTTTAGCCCTAAACCAAGTAAATCCTAATTCCCCTGCTAGAATCTCGGCTTGGTTGACTTGATGTTGATTGTGTTGGAATATTAACATTTCCCAATGTGCTCGCCCACCAGCAGATATAAATGCTTGAGCATTTTCCATAACCTTGTTCCAATTGACATTCACCCTATAAATGTGATTAGTATCAGCTAGTCCATCAATACTCCACACAACATACTCTTGCGGATATTCGCCCGGTCTTTTAAAAATTTCAGCCAGTTCCTTCCACCAATCAATTGATCGCAATCCACCATTGGTGTTCATACCCAAAATGATAGTAGGATTGATCTCACGAAAATAACGAAAAATTTCTAAAGTATTCTTGCCAGCGGCTGGATCCCCATAATTGCCGCACATAAACATTTTATCAAGCGTTCGAATAGTATCAACATCGACTAATTCTTTTATTTGTTCTATTGTAAGATGATGTAGATCTGTTTTATCAAATATAGTATCAGTTTCTCTACTACATTGAGGGCAGGCTGCATTACAGGCATCTGTGGGTTCTATATGTAAAACTTTAATAGATTGACTAGCTAATTTCAACATCTGTGTTATAACTAGTAAACCCGTTTTCTTTAACAACGGTTAGAACATTATTTACACGACCACCCAGCTCATCTCTATGCGAAACTAACCAAATTGATTTGTGTGAATCTCTAGACATCTTCTTAAGGATAGCCATGGCATTCTCTACCCCACTGGCATCCATACCCGAATCAATTAACTCGTCGATGAATAATAAGTTGATAGGTTGGTATAATGACTCCCACACATCACGGAAGCTCCATGATAGTGAAAGTATCAAACGATTACGCTCACCTCTACTCAAATTGTCAAAGTCTAGTTCTCTGCCTAGCTCAGTGATGTTGACACTTAGGTCATTCATAAACACTACAGTATGGGGTAAGCCAATACGGTCAAGATATTGGC